AAAGATGCTTTAGCTTTAGCTATGATGCAAGACATTAAGATTGAAACACAAAGAGATGCTTCACTTAGAGGAACAGAAATCGTAGCAACAGCAGTATATGGTGTTGGTGAGATACATGACTCTTATGGTGTTGAACTTCATGTGAATTCAAGCATAGTATCATAATAATATAATCTTTAGGGTGGGGGTTAATCCTCCACCTTACTACAAACAAGAGGTAATTATGAAATTAACTAATGGAAATAAAGTTATCGAAAGAAGTAAAGTTGATTATGAAGCCAATTTAAAGACGTGGACATTAAGAGGTTGGAAACCTGTTGAAGATAAACCTAAAGTTAATAAGATAGAAATTCCAAAAAAAGGAAGATAAATAAATGGCTACATCTGTATTTGCAGTTGCTAATGCTAATTTACAAAAGATACAACCAGATATATTAGCTTTTGGCATAACTGATTTTGGCGATCAATTACAATTTGCTGAAAATGACGTTCTAAGACGTATTCGAGAGGAATGGTGGGAAAGATATAGGCATCAAATAAGATACAAAGATATTACAAAAGTTACATCAGTTGAAATGACTAACAGCAAGTTGACTAATGCACAATGGACACAATCGGTTGTTTATCTGGCATTATCGCAATATATTTATCCTATTTTAACTAAATGGAGAGACCCAGATACAGGCGAAGGCAAGGACACATTTCAAGTTCAATTAGACTTTTATAAAAATAGATATGATGAAGAATTCCAAGCTATATTGCGAGATGGTGTAGAGTATGATGAAGATGGTGGGGGTAGTGTTTCAGATAGCGAAAAAGAAGCAATACATTACCTTAGATTAGTTAGATGATAGAAGCTAAAATAAGTGTAAATAATATTGAGATAAAAAACTTTTTAAAAGAAATTTCAAGAAAACAAAAGTCAGTAATTGATAAAGGCTTAAAAAGAGTATCTAACATGGCTGTTCTTATGATTACAAAGAGGACACAAGCAGGTAAGCTACCAGATGGGGGTAATATGCAACCTTATGCTTCATCTACTGTTAAAAGTCGTAATAAAAGGGGTAGGCAAACTGGTTCGGTGGATTTAACAGATACAGGTAAAATGTTTAGGAGTTTAGACTTTAGAACTGGTGGAATGAAAAGCACATTATTCTTTTCTAATATGGAAAGAGCAAAGATAGCTTCATATCATGATAGTTTTGGAGTAGGTAAAAAGAAAGTTAAAAGACCATTTTTTGCTATTGCTGATAAAGAAGAAGATAAGTTACAAGCTGAATTTGCAAAGTTTTATTTTAAAGAAATGAGAATATGAGTAAAAGAGAAAGCATAGCAAGCGACATAATCAGCAAATTAGATTCTGTTACTAGCCCTATAGAGTTTAAAAAGATTACAAGAGAACCATTTGAGGTTGAAGAATTATCAGATGCACAGTTCCCTGCAATGTTTGTTCAATCTGGTGATGAAACAAGGGAAGTTGCTAGTATTGGTGGTACAGGTTCTGGAACTTATACAGGAAGCATAGATTTTTTAATTGTGGCTTTTGGTAAAGGAACAACTACAAATATAGATACTGTTAGAAATCAAATTATAGAAGTTGTTGAAGAAACTTTAGATAATGATATAACAAGAAATGGAAATGCTTTAAACACTCAAGTTATTGAAGCATCTTCAGACGAAGGGACTATTTATCCTTATGGTGGTGTTAGAATAACAGTAAGGGTTATATATGAATTTACTAGAGGGAGTGCATAATGGCTAAAGATATTAAATTGAAAAAAGGAGATGTTGAAATTAATATTTCCGAAAATAATTTGGAACATTTTAAAAAACTTGGTTTTAAACAAGAAGAAAAAAAAGTTGCAAATAAACCAGAAAAAGTGATAAAAGAAATTATTGAAAAGGAGTAAGAAATGGCTACACATCATGGAAAAGAAGGAGTTGTTACTTCAGCAGGTACAGCTATAGGCAATGTTACAGGTTTTACAATAGATACAACACACGATACAGTTGAAGATACAACATTAGGTGATGCTACAAAAACATTTGTTGCAGGTAGAGGTACTTTTACAGGTTCAGTTGATATGAACTATGATGAAACTAATACACCACAAACAACTTTGCTTACTGGTACAAGTTTAGCTTTTATATTTTTGCCAGAAGGAAATGCATCTGGTGATGAAAGTTTTGCAGGAACTGGTATTGTCACAAGTATGTCAATAAGTGTTTCCTTAGATGGCATTACAACTAGAAGTGTTGCTTTTCAAGGTACAGGTGCATTAACTATCGGTACTGTGTAAATGACAGATAAATTGGATTATTTTGATGGTATTAGAAACCATTTTAGCACCCTCGACACTCAAGTAATTGAAGTGCCAGAGTGGGATTTAGTAGGTGATAAAGCTATTTATTGCAAACCTTTTAATATGCTTGAAAAACAGAAAATATTTAAAGGTGCTACTGGAAGTGATTTAATAGTTTTAATTGATGTAATTATTGAAAAAGCTTTAACTAAAGATGGCGAAAAAATGTTTAATGCTTCTCACATTTTAGCTTTCAAGACTAAAGCTGATACAAATGTAATTGCAGATGTTGCTACTAAGATAATGGGAACAGGCAACGAAGATATTGAAGATAATAAAAAAAACTAAATAGTGACCCAGAATTACATAATTTATTTGGGTTAGCTGAAAAACTACATAAGACTGTTGCCGAAATCTTGCAAATGTCAGTTCAAGAGTTTAATATGTGGATAGCATACTATAAACTTCAAAGCGAAGAACAAGAAAGACAAAACAGAATAATGAAGGCAGGTAGGTAGTGGCAACCAAACAAGTAAATATAGACATAATAGCCAAAGATAAGACCAGACAGGCTATGAATTCAGCGACCAAAGGTGTTGATAAGGTTAAAAATGCTGTCTTTAATCTTAGAAATGCTTTTATTGGTTTAGGTGCAGGACTTGCTATAAAATCGTTTATAGATGTTGGTAAGGAAGTTGAATCATTACAAATTAGATTAAAATTTTTATTTGGTAGTGTTGAAGAAGGTGCAAAAGCTTTTGATACTATGGCAGAGTTTGCAGGAAAAGTACCTTTCAGTTTAGAGCAAATACAACAAGGAGCAGGAGTTTTAGCTGTTGTAAGTAAAGATGCAGATGAATTAGCTAAAATGCTTGAAATTACTGGTAATGTCGCAACTCTTACTGGTTTAGATTTTAAAACAACATCAGAGCAAATATCAAGATCATTTTCAGCAGGTTTAGCTAGTGCAGACCTTTTTAGAGAAAAGGGTGTAAAAAAATTATTAGGATTTAGTGCAGGTGCAAAAGTATCAACAGAAGAAACAGCAGAAGCATTTGAAAGAGTTTTTAGTGGTAAGGGAAGATTGGCAGGTGCAACGAAAGATTTAGCTGAAACCCTAGAAGGTACTCTTTCTATGATTGGTGATAAATTCTTTAACTTTCAAAAGATAGTAGCAGAAAGTTTTTTTGTAGGTTTAAAACAAGAATTTGGAGCATTAGATAATGCCTTACAAGATAATAAAAAAACCCTTGATGATATAGCTAAAAGCATAGGAAAAGGGTTGTCTAATGCAATAATTTTTGCAGGTGATGCAGTAGTCTTTTTAAAAGATAATTTTGAAGTACTCAAAGCACTAGGTATGGGTGTTATTGTCTTTAAGTTGGCAGGAGCATTTTTAACATTAGCAATGAATATTGGAAAAGCTAAAATGGCTTTGCTTGCATTTTCAAAATTATCAAAACTTAACTTAATTGGTTTTTTATTAGCTGTAGGTACAAGTATAGCAATGCTTACTGATGCCAATGCTAAAGCAATAGACCCTATGAATAAACTTAATGAATTGCTTAAAAAGAAAAAGGTGCTTTTAGAAGGATTAGATAGTGCCGAGAAGAACAGTATTTTTACTAGCAATAGTACTATTAAAGATTTTAAAAGACAATTAGAAGCAGTAGATAAAGAAATAAAAAATTATAAGCTTAGTCAAAGTCAAATTGATTTAGATACAGAAATAAGAGCCATAAATACGCTTGGAATAATAGCCCAAACAGAAGCAGTTAAAAATCTAAATAAAGAAAAATCAAAAGTGACTGATCCTTCTATGCTTGGGCAAGATGCAACTATGGGTTCATTTGAACATACATTTTCAAAAGAAGAAAAATTAGCAGGTGCTATGGAAATGGCAAAACTAGAAGCTGATGTTGAAAAACAAGCTTTTACAAATAAATTTAATGCAATTATGGAGCAAGACGAACTATTAGCTGAATTAAGAAGAATTAGTGCAGATGAAACACTTACCCTTGCTCATGAAACAGCACAAAAACAATTGGAAATTCAGAAAAAACTATTTAATGATAATTTTAATTTAATAAAATCTGGCAAGGCTAATGAAATAGATTTAGATAAAATGTCTGGTAAAGCAAAAACTGATTTGGCAGTAAAAGTAGGTAGGGAAGGGCTTAATGAGATGGCAAAAAGCAATAAACAAGCTTTCGCATTAAATAAAGCCTTTAATATAGCAGAAGGTATTATGAATACAGCCACAGGTGTAACTAAAGCATTAGCAAGTGGCAATATACCACTAGCCATAGCAATAGGGGCTTTTGGTCTTGTTCAAGTTGCTACAATAGCATCACAACAATATCAAGGTCGTAAACAAGGTGGTCGTATGAACCAAGGGCAACCTTATTTAGTTGGAGAAGCAGGAGCAGAATTAGTTGTTCCAGATAGAGCATCAAACGTTGTACCAAATGGTCAGCTAGGTGGCATGGGTAAAGCTGTAACAGTAAACTTTAATATAAGCACAGTAGATGCTAGAGGATTTAACGAATTATTAGTCAATAGTCGAGGAACTATAGTTAATATGATTAATAGTGCAGTAAATGAGAAAGGTAGAGTGGCAATTATATGAGTGGAACTTTACCAAATACAAATTTTAATTCGATTAACTTTAAAAGTAATCAAAAGACTTTGGTTTCTGAAACTGATAGTGGCAAGACCTTTAGAAGGCAAATTCAAGGTCAAAGATTTAGCTTTACAGTTTCCTATCCACTTATGACAAGGTCTGATTTTGCACCTATTATGGCATTTATGATTAAGCAAAGAGCCAGAAGGGAAGATTTTACTGTAGTTTTTCCAAGCTATTTAAATGCACAAGGTAATGAAACAAATACATTGTTAGTTAATGGTGTTCATGCAGTAGCTGATACTACAATCGCTATAAATGGGTTTGCAGGAAATGGGGCAGGTAGATTAAAAGCAGGTGATTTAATTAAGTTTGCACATGATAAAGTCTATATGATTATAAATGATGTAACTTCATCAAGTAATGCTTCAACAGTAACCATAGAACCCCCTTTAAGAACTGCTCTGGCTAATGATAGTTCTGTTACTTATGATTCAGTGCCTTTTAATGTTCACCTTGTCAGCGACACACAAGAGTTTGCTAGTGGGCAAGTTGATAAAGATGGAAATTTATTATTTAATTATGAGTTTGATGTAATTGAGAGTTTATAATGCCCAGAGGATTAACAAGTGCAGTTAAAACAGAATTAGCTACAGGTAGCATTGAACCTGTATTATTAATTGATATAGAATTTTCAACACCAGTTTATTTAACTAATGCAAGTTTTGATTTATCATCAAATATTTCTGGAAGTTCAAGAACTTATTTATCAAATGGTCATTTTAGGGGAATTACAGGGGTACAAGAAACAAATGCACCTACTAAAAACTCTCTTTCTTTAAGTTTATCGGCTGTAGACCAAGCTTATGTTGCTTTGGCATTAACAGAAAACATAATAAATAGTAATGTTTATATTTATAGAGGTTATTTAAATAGCAGTCTTAGTCTAATAGCAGACCCATTTTTATTTTTTTATGGAACAATAGATCAATTTAAAGTTTCTGATAATACAAATACTGCAACTTTGGTTTTAACATTAAGCTCACATTGGGGTAATTTTAGCAAAACTAGTGGCAGAAGTACTACAAATAATTCACAGGAAAGATTTTTCCCAAGTGATTTAGGCATGAATTATTCTGCTTTGACAGTTAGAGATATAAAATGGGGCAGACCATGACAAGCACAAATTTATATTATGCTGAAAAAACAGATATTGAAATTATATATAATTTATTATTAGAATATAAAAACGTAGATTGTGAAGCTGATTATCCAGAAGTAGATAAAAAAAAGGGTTTGTATTTTATTAATGCAGTAATGGATAAAGGCAAAATACTTTTAATGAAAGATTTAGATAATGACGAATTAATAGGTTGTTGCATGTTTAATAAATCTGAATATTTTTTTAGTAAAGATCAAATAATGCAGATACAAATTATCTATATTAAAAAAAGTTTTAGAAATTTTAAATTAGTAAAATTATTGATTGATAGTGTTAAAAAAGTTTCAGAAGATTTACCTATTGTTTTATCAATTACATCTGGTTTACATATAGACCCAGTTTTTGAAAAATTAGGTTTTAAAAATATGGGTAGTAACTGGAGATTAATCTAATGGGTGGTTGGAATCCGATTGACGATATTGTTGATATAATTGATGATATTGTAGATGGCATAACAGATATAATAGAAGATGTTATAGGTTGGTTAATACCTATGCCAGATATTCCAGATTTTGGTGCTTTATATTCAGACCGAAATGCACAAGGGGTTTTAGTTAATAAAGTTAGTTCAAATGCAAGTGTTAATGTAATTTATGGTCAAAGAAAAGTCGGTGGTAATGTCGTTTTTCTAGAAACGTCTGGAACTGATAACGAATATTTATATATGGCATTAGTTTTAGGTGAAGGCGAAATTCATGAAATGACCTGCCTTTATGTTAATGATAAGAGAGTAAATTTATCTGGTGTAATATCTGATAATGTCCAAAGAACTGTAACAAATTCAGATCAAAACTTTTATGATACAGAAAATTCAGAAAGTTTAATAACTGTAGAAGGACATTTTGGTTCAGATACACAAAGTTCATCTTCTTTATTGCAAGAAGCCAATTCGTGGTCACTACAACATAAATTGCAAGGTTTGGCTTATATAGCTTTAAGATTTAAATGGAATTCAGATAAATTTGGATCAATACCTAACGTGCAAGCCTTAATTAAAGGAAGAAAAGTTTATAATCCTAATTTAGATACTACCAAAACTGGTGGGAGTGGAAGCCATAGACAAAATGATAGTTCAACTTGGGCATATTCAGATAACCCAATACTTCAAATGCTTGATTATTTAAGAAACGAAAGATTTGGAATGGGCATAGTTGATAGTTATTTTGATACTAATTTTGCAGATTGGCAAACAGCAACAGATGTATGTGACACACAAATAGAACCTTTAGGTGGGGATTTATTTTTAATTAATGCTTTTGGTATTGGTTTTGGTGATGCAACTTCTGCAAATACTATTGATTTAATGAATAGCAATATAGTTATAGATACATCAAGAAAAGCTATAGATAATGTTAAAGACTTAGTGAGGGGTTCAAGGTCTTATTTAAACTTTTCATCTGGCAAATATAAAATATTAGTTGAATCAAGTGGTTCTGCATCAATAACATTAACAGAAGATAATATATTAGGTGGTATAACAGTTTTAAGTAAAAACAAAAACTCAAGATATAATAGAGTAATTGTTAATTATATAAACCCAGATAAAAATTATCAATCTGATTCAACACAATTCCCACCAGTTATTGAAAACCCAGAATTAATAGTTACAGCAGACAGGTTTGAAACTATGAAGGCTGAAGATGGTGGTTTATTGTTAGAAGGAAAGTTTGATTTTTCTATGTTTACAAATAAATTTCAAGCACAAGAAATGGCTGAAATTATATTACGAAGGTCAAGGTCTAGCTTAAATATTTCAATAAAAGCAGATGCCACAGCTTTAGAATTGTCTATAGGAGATATAGTTAATATAACTCATGCAACACCTGCATTTTCTGCAAAACCTTTTAGAGTTCAAGGTATGTCATTAAATGCAGATCAAAGTGTTAGTTTGCAATGTTCAGAACATCAAGATAGCTATTATACTTTTGGTACTCAATCACCCTTAGAAGAAATAGTGGATACAACATTACCTAACCCATTTACAGTACAAGCACCAGTTTTAACAGTTACAGACATATTAAGATCATTTAATGAGGAAGCTATAAATACATTATTAGTTAATGTGACTGCAACAGATTTATTTATTGTAGACTTTGAAGTGCAAGCTAAAAAATCAACAGATACAAATTATATAAATCTAGGTAGGGGTGCGAGTTCTAATTTTGAACTTACAAACGTAGAAGATAACGTTATTTATGATGTTAGAGCTAGGTCAGTATCTTCAATAAGTCGATCTGTTTTTATATCAGTACAACACCAAGTTATAGGTAAGACCGAGCCACCTGCTGATGTTACAAACTTTCAAGTTAATATTATTGGAACAGAAGCCCATTTAAGTTGGACACCTGTGGCTGATTTAGATTTATCACATTACATAATAAGACATAGCCCATTAACATCTAGTGCAATATTCAGTAATGCTACAACTCTAGTTAATAAAGTATCAAGACCTGCTAATACTGTTACAGTTCCTGCATTAACTGGAACTTATTTTGTGAGGTCAGTAGATAAAATTGGACTAGCTTCACTAAATGCCACAAGTAACGTCACATTAATTGATAATATAAAAGATTTAAATTTAGTGGCAACATCTACTCAGCATACTGGGTTTACAGGAGCAAAATCAAATGTTGTTGATATTGGCAGTGCTTTAGTTTTAGACACTACAAATGATTTTGAAGATATAACAGGTAATATTGATGATGCTTTAGGTTCTTTTGATGGTGGTGCAGGTTCTGTTTTTTCTTCTGGAACTTATAATTTTGATACGTATATAGATGTTGGTGGTATTTATACAAATAGAATTACAGCTAGAGTTCTTTCTGAAAGAGTTGATTATGTAAATTTATTTGATGATGCTTCTGGATTATTTGATGCTAGAGCAGGTGTATTTGATGGAGATACAGCTACTTATGGAGATGTTAATGTTGAATTACAAATAGCAAAGACAAACCAAGACCCTGCAAGTGGTTCACCAACATATACTGCATTTCAGAAATTTAATGTGGGTGATTATACTGGTAGGGGTTTTAAATTTAGAGCAGTTTTATTAAGTCAAGATGTGCAAGCAACACCTAAAGTTACACAATTATCAGTAACTGTAGACATGCCAGATAGGGTATATTCACAAACAGATATAGCAAGCACAACAAGTACATCTGGAAAAGCAGTTACATTTAGCCCTGCATTTAAAGCAATTTCTGGTGTAGGTATTTCTGCAAGCAATTTGGCAAGTGGAGATTACTATGCTATAACAAGTAAAAGTGCTACAGGTTTTACAATAGAGTTTTTTAATAGTTCTAATGCTACAATAGACAGAACATTTGATTATGTAGTAAGAGGATATGGAGAATTAGCATCATGAGGATAAAATATGTCACAAAATGATTTTACAATAGCAAACCAAGGTTTTCCTGCTTTTAGAGCCGATTTGAATACAGCATTACAAGCATTAGCCAGTAATAATTCTGGAGATACTGCACCAAGTACAACATTTGCCAATATGTGGTGGTATGAAACCGACACAAATATCATATATATCAGAAATGAAGATAATGATGCTTGGATAAAGTTTGCTGAATTAGACCAGACAAATGATAAATTTGTTTTAAGTGGCACATTACAACTAGATGATGGAACTGTATCAGCACCTGCATTAACATTTAATTCAGATACTAATATGGGTATCTATAGAGGTGGAACAGACATATTAAGATTTGTAACAGCAGGGGTTGATAGATTACAGATTTCAGCAGATGGTTCAATAAGCACACCAACATTAGGCACATCTAACGTAAGAATAGGTGTCAATGCAGGTAACTCTATTGCAAGTAGTGGTAATTATAATACTGTAGTTGGAGATGAAGCAGGTACTGCAATTACTACTGGTGATAATAATACAGCAGTTGGTTATACTGCTTTAAAAGCCAATACAACAGGCACTCGGAATTCAGCTTTTGGTGCAGGTGAATCTTTAGGTAGTAACACAACAGGCACTCACAATTCAGCTTTTGGTGACTCTACTATGTATACTAATACAACAGGCACTAACAATTCAGCTTTTGGATATGCATCTTTAGCAGTTAATACGACTGGAACTAACAATACAGCAATCGGTGATAGTTCTTTGATTGCAAATACAACAGGTGGTAACAATACAGCAGTTGGTAAAAACTGTTTAGATGCTAATACAACAGCATCTAACAACACAGCAGTTGGTGTCGCTACTTTAGGTGCAACTACCACAGGTGCAAGCAATAGTGCTGTTGGTGCTTTAGCTCTAGATGCTAATAGTACAGGTCATAGTAACAGTGCATTAGGAGTTCATGCTTTAGGAGCAAATACAACAGGACATTCTAACAGTGCTGTTGGTATTCAGTCGCAGAAAGCTGTAACAACAGGTACTCTTAACAATTCTCTTGGGGCAAATTCCCTTCTTGTTGCGACAACAGGAACTCAAAACACTTCTATAGGTCATAATTGTCATTACAGACTTACCACAGCAACAGGGAATAGTGCTATAGGAATTGAAGCAGGAACAGGGATAACCACAGGCTCTTATAATACTAACCTTGGAAGATATTCTGGAAATAATTTAACCACAGGAGATTACAACACCTGTATTGGAAACGATACCACAGTAGGTACTGTAACAGCAGATCACCAAGTAGTTCTAGGACATGGACAAGTTGGTAAAGGTAATGGAACAACACAAATTGCAGGACCTGCTTACCAAGGTAACAATGCATCAACTTGGTCAACAACTTCTGATAGAAGATTAAAAAAGAACATAGAAGATAATACAATTGGTCTTGATGCTATCAACCAAGTGCAAGTTAAAAACTTTGAATATAAAATTAAAGATGAAATAACTGAATTACCAACAGAACAAGCAATTAATGTGCAAGGTGTTCAATTAGGTGTTATAGCACAAGAAATAAAATCTATATTTCCAGATATGGTTAAAGAAGAAAGCACAGGAGTGCTAACTGTTAATCCAGATAATATGACATGGCATTTGGTCAATGCAGTTAAGGAATTATCAGCACAAATAACTGCATTGCAATCAGAAATCAAAACTTTAAAAGGAGAATAAAGTGTCAAAAACAGCAGAAGAAATAGCACAAAACTACACATCAATGGGTCATAGTGTAACACTAATAACTGATGTTATCGCAGGAGATGCAATGGAAGATGATACAGCAGTAGACAAGCAAGCCTGTGTTGATAGAAATGTAGAACATTTAGAGTTAATGGTTGCTAAAGACTATTGGACAAGTGAAAGCATGACTGCAATTAATTCAGCTATTACAGCAGGAAATGGCTATACAGCATAGGATAATAATTTGGGAAACAACTTCATAAATATTGATGGAATAGAATATAACCCAAGAGATTTAAATGAAAAGCAAAATTATTTAATTGCACAAATTAAAGATTTACAAGCAAAGTCAGCTAATATTAGTTTTCAATTAGATCAAATAACAGTTGCACAAAACTCATTTACACATCAATTAATTACATCTGTTGCAAATAAAGAAATTTCTGAAAACATGAATGAAGCAAGAAAATAATGGTTAATGCATCTGAAGTAAAAGCAAAATTAGACACTCACGAAGCTGTGTGTGCTGAGAGGTGGAAAGAAACTATTTTACGTATTAAACGTATTGAACATATAATGATTGTTACAGCAGGAACTATGATTATAATGATGATAGGGTTGTTAATAAGGTAGTATGAAGCATGGTACTTGTTGAAATACTTACTGGAATTGCTCTTGTACAAAAAAGTGTTTCGTTCATCAAAGAAAATATTTCAACAATAAATGATATTTCTGGCATAGCAAAACAGATTGATGGTTTCTTTACTGGTTCAGACCAAATGAATAAAAAAAAAGGCAAGGGTATGTCTTTGGCTCAACAGTTTGGTTCTGTAGAAAGTTCTGCAAATGATTTTATTAATATGAAATTATTAGAAGAACAACGAAACGAATTACGTCAATTAGTCAATTTAAGATTTGGACCAACAACATGGGACGAAATAATTTCAGAAAGAGCTAATAGAATAGCAGAAGCAAGAGAAGCAAATCGATTGCAAAGAGTAGAAGCTAGGCAACAAAAAAAAGAATTTGTAGATACCATGCAAACTGTTGGGATAGCTTTCTGTATGATGGCTGTTCTTATTATAATATTTCTTTTTTACTTTAAGGCTTATGCAAAAGATTACACAAGGCAACAAAAAATTAATCAAGGTATAATAATCTCACCTAAATATACTATGTGCCTAAGAAAAAAAATGGTTAGTTTTAAAGGTGGGTTGGCTTGCATATATCAAGGTGCAGGAAAAACATTTGAAATAGATTTTACAGACAAGCAAATTGGCTGTCCTCGAAAATATAAATGTGTGTATAATCCTAACAGTAAAGAGCCAAATCTTGATGATGTAATGAAAAGTTTAAGGGATATTGCAAAATGACTAGCTGTGTAGGAATGTGTAAGTTAAATGAAAAAAAAGTTTGTACTGGTTGCAACAGAACAATAGTGGAGATAAAAAAATCCTATGAAAAAAACACTACAAAAAAATAGCAAATATAATGATTACGATTTAGATGGTGATGGGATAGTCACAGATGTAGAATTGGAAAATGCCAAAGCAATTAAAGAAACAGAAGATAGTTTAAGAAAAAATCTAGCTCAATTACGAATGGCTAGGTGGACATTGATTGCTATGGGTGCTTTTACTTTGGCTATGTTTTTAGTTGAAGTTGAAAGAGTTAAAGCTTTAGCCGATATAAGTAATTTATTTTATTTATCTGGAGCAGGTATTGTTGGTGCATATATGGGAACGACAGCATGGCTTAATAAAAAGTGAAACCTGCATTTTTATTAGTTTGTTATCTATCTGGATCACCAGAAGGGGGCTTACATTTTGAAAATGCTAACACTTGTATGTCATTTAAAAAAGTTTTGCATGGACAAACCATAATGAAGAATAAGAAAGAAAAGACTTATCAATGTTTTTGCAAGTTAGTTCCAGAAGTTGATGCAAAGAAAATACAAATTTATTAAAATGATAGGTAATCCCTGGGAAAATCCCAGTAAAAACAAGGACTTAAAGAGGATAAATAATGAATATAGATAAACTAAGAGAAGAACTTAAAGAAGATGAAGGTTGTAAAAATGAAATATATTTAGATCATATTGGCTTACCAACTTTTGGAATTGGGCATTTAGTTACAGAATGGGATCAAGAATATGAGAAAGAAGTGGGAACAGAAGTATCAGAAGATAGAGTTAATAATTGTTTTGTTGCTGATATTCATGGCACAATAAAAGATTGCAAAGTATTATATTCTAATTTTGATGAACTACCAGAAGAAGTGCAGTTAATTTTAGCAAATATGATGTTTAATTTAGGTCGACCAAGATTAACTAATTTTGTTCGTATGAGGGAAGCAGTAAATAAAGGTGACTGGCAAGAAGCAAAGATACAAATGTTAGATTCTAAATGGGCAAAGCAAGTGCCTAATAGAGCAAACAGATTAAGTGAAAGAATGGGGAGTGTATAATGTTAACAGCTTTAATTGCACCAATAACAGGATTATTAGATAAATTTATACCAGATGTTGATTTAAAAAATAAGTTAGCACATCAAGTGGCTACAATGGCTGAAACCCATGCTCAAGAATTAGCCAAAGGTCAATTAGAAATAAACAAAGTAGAAGCACAGCACAAATCCATTTTTGTAAGTGGGTGGAGACCCTTTATTGGTTGGACGTGTGGAATTGCTTTATGTTGGCATTTTGTGCTTCAGCCTGTAACTTTATTTGTATGTACCTATATAGGGTTAACAATACCAACATTACCAGAGTTTGATATGGGTTCACTTATGACAATTTTAGGTGGATTATTAGGACTTGGTGGACTTAGAACCTATGAAAAGCAAAAGGGATTAACAAAATGATGTGGTTTTGGCTAAATTTATCTAAACCTTTTTTAAAAATTGGTAATTACTTTTATAATCTTCATGTAAAATCATTAAGAATAAAACAAGGTAAGAGAAAATGAGCAAATTTTATATGTGGCTATATGACTTTTTTAATGACATAGCTAATTATTTCTGGAAAAAATCAGTTCTTCAAAAGAAAAAATAATGGAAGATTTAAAAGCAGAATTTGGCAAAGACTTTATTGACTGTATTATGGGAAAATGCAAATCTAATTGTGTTTATTGTTTAAATGAAAAGGAGCAATTATGCCAAAAGGAAAAGGAACGTACGGAACTAAAGTTGGTAGACCCAAGATCAAGAAGAAGAAAAAGAAAAAATAAAGCCTGTTAAGGGCTATTTTAGGGCTATACAGCCTGTAATAAAGATAAAAAGGTAAACTAGCACCTCGTAGGAATGTTTGTTTCAATAATGACTTTAATTTGATCTAAACATTCGGTTACCTCCCCAAACACTACAAAGTGAGGTGTACCCAAACCTTTAGATTGTATAGCCCACAATTTTTGGTTGTCAGACAAGCGACCTTTAGGGGTTTTCAATTCAATATATAAAATTCTGCCTTGAGGATATTCAACAATTATATCTGGGCAACCTGCCTTTAACCCCATTCTTTTCATCTTAGCATGATAGTTGATAGACCTTTTACCCTCATTGGCTACATGAAAGTGTCTAAAATAATAAGTATTTGCTAAGATGTTTAGATATTGATTACAAGCTATTTGAATGTCTGATTCTTTAGTCATAGGGGGTAATTAATGCCTACAAAAGTTACCCCCCATTTATAGCCTACAATTGGAAAATAGGCTAATACTAAGTGGCTCTCGTGGGGAAAGAACCTTTTAAGTATTAACATAGTAATCCACTTATTTTCAATAAAATAAAAAAAATAAAAAAAATGCAATTTATTGTTTGACTTCTAATAACCTAAAGATTAAGCTAGGTTAATTAATAAATAAATAATAATAATAAATTGGAGAATAAAATGCAGACATATAAGGAAATAATCAAATCCCTAGAAGAAGTTTTTACAAAGTTAGATGCTTTATATATAGAAAAGCAAGTTTCTTATTACTTAGAAAAAAAAGAAGCAATTATGAATTATTGGAAAAACAACTTTAATCCTCAAAAAAGTATTTGTTGGGATTCTCTTTACAATGTCGCAGGTAGTAAAGGTATGCACAATAAACTTTATGGTATTAATGTCGAAATGGCTCAAGACATTGCAGTTAAAGATGCTAAAGCAGTTATCAAAGCAAGAAATGTTAAGATGGCTAAAAAGTTAGAAGAAGCAGGTATTACTAAAGTTTTAAATTCAAATGTTGATAGTTATTCAGATGGATTTAATGGTTACTATGTAGTTGAAACAAACAATGGTCAAAAAGCTATTAGAATAGACACTATTATAGCAGGTGGATATAATATCCAAAAACTTCATTATAGAACATTAGTTAAAGTTCTTAAATAATTATAGAGGGGGTGCTTCGGCACTTCCTTTTTTTTAATAAATTGGAGAATAAAATGGATTATAATACACAAGAAAATCAAGATTTTATAGAAGAAATGATAAATCACCTTTTAGGTATTAATGGTAAAAATATAAGAGAACATTTTGGAGAGGAACATATAGAAATATTAAAAAAAATGGCATTAGATAAAGGCTTTAATCCTATTTTTATAAATAATCTTTAATAGAGGTGTTAGATATGGGCGAATATAAATGTGTTAATTGTAATGAAATGTTTTGGGCTGATGAACCATCAGAGGAAATAGATTTATGTGATGAATGTATTAAAGAGGAAAAGGAAAATAAAAAAAATAATTAAATAATAGTTTGACATTAAATAACCTAAAGTTTAAGCTAGGTTAATTAAATAATAATAATAATAAATTGGAGAATAAAATGACTGCATTAATTAAAACAACAATCACAAAAATTAAAGAAATATATTGTTACGATAATGGTCGTAGGCAAGATGAAGTTATATTTGAAAATCATGTTGCAGTACCAACAAGAGATTATCTTGATAATGGTAGGTATGGCAAAAGATATGATGATTATCGTGATAGAGGAATGATTTACAATAAAAAATTTGCAAATGTTAATCGTTCTGAAATAAATGATGGTGTAACATATTTTCAGATAGTTTACACAACCACTAATGGTGTTGAGGTTTTAGATATACAACCTTATATGCAGGTCACTAAAACTAAATTTGGAAAATGTGTTACTTATTGGCATATGAATTTGAAAGAGTGGGGTTATACTATCCCACCTAAGTTTACTGTAATGGATAGAACAGAAGATTATAAGAAGGTAGATGCTTAGGCATTTATCTTTTTTTTTAACTAAAATTGGAGACTAAAATGGAAAATATAAAAAACTCAATCGATTACGATAATTACCTAAGAACTCATGTTAAATATTTTATTGTTACTACTTTTAAAGGCAGGGGCAAATATGAGAAAGTTGCTTTTGATATTTTAGAAGATGCAATTCATTATAGAGATTTAATTAAATCCAAAAATGAAACAGCTCTGGTTTATGGCTTATCTCAACCACCTCATACTATTCAAACTGTTTCTATAGCTATGGAGGTTTAATTATGAATGATTTAGATTTTATAAAAGCATTAGATGCTTTGTTACTTACAACATATCACAGAGAACGTTCAAATTTATATTCGCAAACAGATATAAAAGAATTGTTAAAAATGGATATGACAAATTTAAAAAAAGAAATAGGCAAGAAATTTAATGATGCTGAAAGGCAAAATGAATTAGAGAATATGGAGCAAGATAATGATTAAAAAAAGAACTTGGAAAATATCTTGGTTTGTTTGGAACAATGGGAAAGGTGTTAAGACTAAAAGTGTTTTAAAAACTGTTGATACTAATGATTATGTAGATAGAGAATGTGAAAAGTATGAACTAAAAAACCAAGCATATTTAGATCACGATTTGCA